CGTCCGGCCAGATGAGCAGGACGCGCGAGCCGTAGGGGATCACCTTCGGGTCAACCGCGATCGTGCGTCCCTCGGTCGCCAGCGTGCCGGTGGCGGTGTAGCCGTTGGCCCACTTGCCGCAGCAGCAGCGCCCGGGGCAATAGGCCGTCAGCGTAAACTCGCCGAGAAACACGTCATCGCACACGGCACTTTCCGTCGCGGGAATGTCCCACGCGGGGTCATATTCCTCCGAGACTACCGAGGATTCCTCGGGGCTTGCGTCGACCGCCTGCGCGCTGGTGGCTAAGATGGCGACCACGATCAAGAGGATCGTCGCGCCAAGGCACGCCGCCGCAATCAGCGCCGATTCATCGGCCTTGCGCTGCTCTCTCGTGCGCTTGTCGCGCCGCCTCACTTCCTGCACCCCCTGTCGATAAACGGCAGCAGCTCATACAGCACCTTGCACACCGCGCACGCGCCGATAACGGCGAGGCCCGTCGTAAAGTCGCAGCCGTTGAGCGCGATCACCGCAGCGGCGATGCCGCCGAAAAACAACGTGTCGATCATTTCGCGCCTCCGATCAGCATGAGCTTTTCCGCGTCGGTGAATTGCAAAACTCGGTCAAGCTCCCAAATTTCCTCTAACGTCCAGCGGGAACGCCCCGCCATGCGGTTACAGATTTGCGTTTCCGATAAGCCGATTTCCTCGCCCAGCTCCTTGCCGGTGCGAATCAATGCTCGTCCCATCGCACCGCGCACGGCTCGCTCAAGGTCGTTTCGCCGTCGCGTTAACTGTTGTGGCTTTAGCATCTTGCCTTTTCCTTTCTCTCGTGCTACAATAAGCACGGACACAATATCTTGTGGTGAGATTTGTCCCACCCGCCCCGCTCGATGCTGCAACATTGGGCGGGGCATTTTTTGCCTTCATATGTCCGCCCCACTTATCGCCAAAATCGCAGCGCAAACCAAAAGGGTCAAGACCAAAAAAACAGCGCTAAACAAAACGCTTTCCGTTGATCCTGCAATCCACGCTGAAACAAGCATTAAGATAGCGGCGGATACAATAGCGACCAGAGCCCATGAACAGAGAAGCAAAAACAATTTAATAAATCGTTTCATGTGCCCACCTTATTGCCCTCTCTGATCTCGTCGGCACGCTTTCTCATTACCGACCATTTGCTTTGCTGATTTTCGGCAAATTTCTCAGCCCGAATTTGTTTTAAGGCTTTACAGACTGCATTCTTGATATCATCGGTCATATCAACCCCGCATTCAGAAAGCGCATCCAAAACAATTTCAACTTGACGTTTTCGCTTCATGCGCCCTCCTTGCTCGCCCTTGCAGTCTGCGCGGCTTCCGATGCCGCTCTGATTTCCGTTTCGGTCACGCCGTATAAGCGGGTCAGCGGCTTAATGTACTTGCTTGCGATACCATTCACACCGCGCTCCCAGTTCGACACCGCGGAAACTCTTACGCGGAGTTTCTTTGCTACGTCTTCCTGACGCAAACCGGCATTTTCTCGAATTCCTTTTAATTCCAAGCGTTCTACCCTCCTTATAAAGTTCAGAACTTTATATTGACAAACGCAACCAACACCGCTATTATGTAAGTGTCAGCCAACAAAATATCGGTTATAAGTCCGCAAAAACGGGAAATCCGTTGGGGGCTTGGTTTTTTGTTGCCTTAATTAAGTTCTGTAAGGTTATTATAGACGAACTTTTTTCGTTAGTCAATACCATCAACGAAGAAAATTCGTTGATGGTATGCACAAAAATAACCGCCTTTAATTGGCGGTTTTGAAAAAATGCTTAGGCTATGGGAGTTTTAGATAATTTTTTAGGTCGCTTTGGGCTTTCTTGGAGTGGAAGCTATGAAGAATATTATGCGGAAGAACCGGAGCCAAACGATTCGCCTGCTAAATATGTTGAACCAAAAGAAGTTAAACCCACGCCTCCTTCAAAAATAGCAATTTTAGTGAATTCTCGTTGTGAGAAAGAGGTGCTATCTAAAAACGATTGGCTAAAAATGAACCAAGTCATTGAAGAGGGAATGACTTATTTCCCCTTTTTGCCATATCAAATTTGCAACTGCTCGTATATTGGCGAGAATAAGGCGTGGGCAGCGTACAACTTAAACAACAAAAGAACATTAAGCCTTGCGATAAATGAAATTAATTACCATCTTAGCACGTTGCATGATTTAGAAAAAGATGACGTAATTGAAAAAATAATTCCATCTGATTATCAAATAAATTTTAAGTCAATCTGCTTTGACTTTGGCTCTGTTCTTCATGCAGATGATTTACCAAGAAGTTATTTAATTTATGCCCCTCGAACAAAAGCCAAAAAGCGCCCCCAATACCCTCTAATTGCATTTTTCAGTACCGTAAGAGATGGTATTAAGTCGTTTGACGAAGAAAACTATATTGGGGAACTTTATTATTCTGTTAACGGTGAACTTTCCAAAGCTTGCGTTCATTGTTGGAAACATGGAAAATTTGCAGAATTCAATTTTTCTGTTGTTGGTCGGTCATTTTTAATATCAACAATAAAGGCTATCGGAACAGACGGAAAGCTTTTCACGCTTTATGACTGCATGTGGAAGTTTACCGACTATGTTGATTTTTTGAATTAATCTTTTAGAGGTAATAACTGTGGCAAAAAGGGACGTTGTTTTTATTAATTATGAAAAAGCAGTATCTTTGATTAAAAAAATATATAGAAACAACACGATATTTTGCGAAGAACTAAATAAAAAGATGGGGACAACCAGAACAACAAAATGGGTTAGCGAATGGAAGCGGAATAGCAATCTCCCCTCTCCACAAGAAGCTGCCGTTATTTGTATTCTGCTTAAAACCACGCCAGAAGACATTCTTTTGCACGAAGGGAGAACGCCAGAAGAAACCGCCAAATGCTTAGAGAATATCGATGCTGTGCGAAAACTGGTCGAGGCCGAGGGCATAAAAGAAGCCCGCGCCACAGAGGGCGAGGGCTTGGATGGTAAAATCGCTCAGTTTATTCGCTCTGCGTCTGCGGAGGAATTGGATGAGATTTACCGCTATATTGATTTTTTGGAAAGCAAGAGGGAGAAGAAATGAAACTTAACCCTGATTGCGTTCGCGATTTGATGCTCTTTTGCGAGGAACATACATACATCAAGACGGAAGAAATCGGAAAATGCACCGCAGCCAGATATCATGTTCTTTATGTAGATTCAATGCGGCTTGTCCCTCCATTGAATAAGTACGACGTGGGTTCGCTGATTTATCATATTATCCAGCTTTCCGAAAGCGGATATCTGGCAACAGATTTTCACTTTGACCCCGTTGAGAATTTCCGTCATAACGAACTGCCGGCTATCTACTATGTCACCCCAAAGGGGCATGAGTTTATCGCGACAATTTCCGAAAAAGCGCAATGGGAAAAGACGTCAAAAATACTGCGGTCATTTGGGTCGGTTTCTTTGGCGGTGATTGAAACAATATCGAAGGGTATTGCATCGGCAGCTATTGAACAAATAATAGCTCACAAGGCGTGACATCGTACCCGCCGTTTGTTTCTTCTACCTGCACATGAGTTTCTCGAAATGGAGTGCTCTGTGCGGCGACCTGATTGCTTGCTTTGATTGCCTGATCTAAACAGGCCGGAAGATATTCCGCGCTGTCGGCAGAAAGCCCAGACGCGCTGATTGCGTCCATGCACCGGTTTACTGCGTCAACCATTTTCGCGTCTATGTACCATGCTTTCGTTAGCTCTTTCATGGCATAAGCCTCCTTCAATAAATCTTATAAGCTGGTTTTTTTCTTCTGGTGCAAGCGATAGCGCGGAATAAAGCACCTTCTCTCGCATTATTTCAATATCCGTTTTGCTTATTGTATCATTTTTTACGCCATTACACAACATTTTGTGTCCCTCCAAATAAATTATATTAACGGGGCTATATGTCGATTATTGCACTTTGTGCAGTCGAAAATATAAGAAAGTCGAGATTTGAGATGAAAAAGCTTTTATACATTGCGTTGTCTGCGGTCCTCATGCTCGGAATGTTAACCGCATGTGGTGAGCCAAAGCAGGACGAGCCAGAAACCGACCCGGCAACCCCGCCTGATCTCGTCGGAGAATGGAAGCAGACAAACAGCGATGCAGAGGACGCATGGCAGGCCGCTACCATTGCCGGAGATACCATTGAGGTGTATTGGGTATCTGATAACGGAGACACCAAAGCCCTCTATTGGGCTGGTTCTTTCGATGCCCCTACCACGGCAGATGAGCCGTACAATTGGGAATCTGTAAACGATAAAGACCAGACCGATATGGCGATTCTTGCCAGCGGCGACGACACCAAGACGTTTACCTATCAGGACGGCGTAATTAGCTACGAAGTGTCTGCTATGGGAGTTACGCAGACCGTAAAACTTGAGAAGCAATAAGTAACTAAAGGCACTGCCGCCCTCTGCAACAAACGGCAGTGCCTTTTTGCAGCCGGCGGGAAGCGGTCGCCGCTGCTTGCTTTCACCGTACAACACCCAGTACTGCACTTTCAAGACTTGGATTCGACACTTCGACAGCGTCCGACATATTTCATTGCTACAAAAAAGTGCAACATTTGCACTGAAAGGATATGATGTTAAGTGAACATTCAGAAACGATGTCAGGAGCAAAAAGACTTGTTAAGACTAACGCATCAAGATATTGCCGACAAAGCAGGCTTACCGTTGCAAACAGTAAAAAATTTTTTCTCCCGCGCATCTAAGTCTCCATCAGTTTATACGGTCGCTGCGATTTGCAAAGTGCTTGGCATATCCCTTGATGAATCGTTCGGAATTTCCGAACACTTGACGCCAACCGAGGAAACTTTGCAAGCGCGTAACGACGAGCTGGAACGCCATGTTGACGCGAAAGCCGATACCATTGAGATCATGCGGCGCGGTGTGCGTATCCGCAACGTTGTGATTGCTATAATGTTTGTCATCATTGCTATGCTTGCTGTGTGGTGCGTGTACATTGATTTTCACTGCATAGATTCCGGGTTTTGGAGGGGGATATAATGAAAATACCAAAAGCAAAACTACTACCGTCCGGCAACTGGAATGTCAGTGTCATGGTAGACGGAAAGCGCGTGTCCGTCACAGCGCCTACTAAAAGGCAGGCGGAAAATGAAGCTGCCGCGTTGAAGTCCGGCGCGAAGTCTGCCGCGCGTGCGTCTGAGCGCACGGTTGGTGATGCTATCGACCGATATATTGACAGCAAAGACGCAATACTCTCCCCATCCACCGTCAACGGGTACAGAAAACTCCGCAAGGTGGTTTTTCCGGAGCTGATGAGCGTTAAGTGCTCTGCGTTGACGCAGGATCGCGTGCAGCGTGCCGTGAATAAGATGGCACGTGAAAAGTCCCCTAAGTACGTCCGCAACGCTTACGGCCTATTCACGGCGGCAATGTCGGAGGAATGTCCCGATAAGGTGTTCCGCATATCACTCCCGCAGAAGGAAGCGCCTAAAATTAAAATCCCTACCATGGAAGAAATTAGAATCCTGCATGAGGATTGCAAAGGCACGGATTTTGAATTGCCGTTTCTGCTGGCCGTTTGGCTCGGTCTTCGCACATCAGAGATCAGAGGTCTAACATGGGATTGTCTTGACGGTGATATCCTGACGATCAAGCAAGCAATGGTAGACGGTGAGACCGGCCCGCAGCTCAAGCAGCCAAAAACCTATAGCGGCAATCGTAGACTAAAAGTGCCGCCATATATTATGGGGCTGCTTGGCGCAACACCGCACACAGATGAGTATATTGTCCACGCGACCAGGAACGTCCTGTATAAGCATCTGCAACGCGCGTGCGCCCGCTGCGGAGTTCAGCCGTTCCGCTTCCACGACCTGCGCCATGTAAACGCATCGGTCATGCTCAGGCTCAACGTTCCAGATAAATACGCAATGGAGCGCATGGGGCACTCTACAAACAACATGCTTAAAAACGTATATCAGCACACCATGGATGATAAAGCCGTAGCAGTGGCAGATGCCGTTGACGGCTTTTTTGAATCCGAATTTCATCTGTAATTTCATCTGCAATTCATCTGCAAAAGCCGTGTTTTAGCGGAAGATAACTTGCAAATATCGCAAGTAATGCGTAAACAGGTGAGCCAGAAAACCCTTGCAAATACAAGAAAAACCCCGCGGCCGTTGAGACTGCGAGGTTTTTTCATTGGTGGAGGCGGCGGGAGTCGAACCCACAACCGAAATCGCAAAAGCATTGATATTACAAGGTTTTTTGTAACTCATCTGCAATTCCATCTGCAATTTACTTTTCTAGTTTCCGCATGACGCTATTATAGACGCGCTCGTTTACAATTTTCAAACTGTCCATCAGCTCGTCCATGATTTCCCACGCCTTGTCCGGTGGAACATCTGCCACTGCGCGTAGAAAATCGCTGTCGCCGTATGTTTCGACGCTAACCGGCGCGGGCGCTGCAGAGTATGCCGTTGGCAAAGCCCTCTCTCTGCTACCGCTTTGCTGGTCGCGGATGGCATACAGCACGGCAAGGCGCTCATAGTTTTTCCAGCTCGATTCTTCTGTTTCAAGGCGGGCTATCCAGCGATTGACCTCATTCTCGTCGACCATAGGGGCGCACCCCCTTTAGCCCTCAATCGTGTCCATGCAGCGCTGGATGGCTCTGCGGATGCTTTCATCGTCGGCGTTGTCCAGCATTTCCTGTAACTGGCGTTTCATGTTGTCGATGCCGCTGTCACGGGAATAGTGGCCGCGCACATAGTGCGTGCCGCGTCTCGCATTGGACATGTCACGGTCATAAGCGCCGCGCATACCCGACTGCCAGTCTCCGTCGCGGGAATAGCGGCGAGAATAGTCTTCATCGCGGGAATAGCCGTCGTCCTCCAACATCTCAATCTTATCGATGTTCTTGACGGTGTCCGTCAGCTTGTGCGCAATTTCGAGATCGCCCGCGCCAAGCTCGCCCTTACGTGCCAGCTCGTCGAGTTCGTCGCACAGCATATTGCGCAACTCGTACATTGCTTTCTTACTCATGTCCATTCTCCTTTCACGCGATTCTCTCAACCGTCAGGTTCGAGTTGGCGAAGTTGACGGCCTGAGTGCTGGTGTTTTCCATTGCGACCGTCAGGCAGCAGCCTTTCGGAACGCAGACCTGTGCAGAAACATAAATGTTAAAGTAGTTTTCTACCGCCGCAGGCGTGACAGTCGCCGTTGCGCTGGTCAACGGCTCTCCGTTGATGGCAAGCGCCGCCGTGATAGCCTCAACCGTGCCTCCGGTGGGAATGGCGATGTTGCCGCCAAAGGAGACCCTAAACAGGGCGCGATTTTGATTGGTGAGGCCGCGCAGCGTGACAATGCCTGCGCCCTGACGATGCACGATACAGGGCTTGCTATTGACCGCCATTTCGGTCAAGGGAACGTTCTGACCTGCGGCTACGCTCACAATATTCGCGTTTGTGTACTCTGCCAAAATAATCAGTCCTTTCATATGCCTCGAAATCGAGGCAATTAAAATACAGCGGCGAGGCAATAGCCCCGCCGCGTTGTTGTCAGTATCGGCACGGGGCCGAACATTTTGTTGACGTCAACAAAACATCGCCAACAAAAAGCTATGCTATGCAGTTGTCAGCAGCCGCAACCGGAACCACAGCCGCCGTAGCCGCTACCCGCCCACGGGTTACAGGTAATGTAGGCGGGGGAAGGACACGGACGAAGCTGCGAAATGAGGTAGTTATTCTGTGCAGCCTGAGACGCAGCCAGCTTGAGATTCTGGTTCTCGGTCTGGAGGTCGGACAGCTTGCTCTGCGTGAGGAAGTCGAGGATGGCGCGGCTGTTCTGGTTGTTCGCGTCAATGATGTCGCGTGTGGCGTTCTGCACGGTGTTACGCGTGTCGCACGCCTGCGTCGCCATGTCGTAGCGCACCTGGGCGATAGCTGCACGGTTTTCGCAGCAACAATTCGCGGCCTGCATCTGCATGGCGTTGAGCTGCTGCATCAGCGCCGCCTGCTGGTTGGCTCGGGAAAGCTCGGACTGTGCAAAGCCGTTTGCCATCGCCATGTTGGTGCCGTTGACAAGCTGCGCCTGCTGGTAGAATCCGTCGCAAAGGCCCTGATTTACACTGTCGATCTTGCGCTCGACATTGGCAAAATCAGAAGTCAGCACATAGCCGTCGACCACGCCGCCGGAATTGCCGTTGTTCCCCCAGCCGTTGCCGCCCCAGCCGCAGAAAACAAACAGGAAAAGAATGATGATCCACCACGCGCCATCGCCGCCGAAGCCGCCAAAGCCGCTGTTCATCATGCCGGTTGGCGCAACAGGCATAGTGGCCTGAACGCCGCCGTCAGAAAGAGACATAGTATCACTCCTTTTAATTAAAGTCAGTTTTATCTAAATCGTGGCCACGATAAAGAATTAAAGAAAACGCTATAAATATTTAATTATTGCATCAGACTTTGAAACTGCTTTGCCATCTGTTGCAGCTGGTTCAACTGCTGCTGGTTGAGTTTACCGCTCTGCAAAAGCTTTTCGACCTCCGCTTTGGGGTCGCCATGAAAATTTGCCTTGAATTGCTGGAACTGCTGCATCATGCGCTGGAACTGGCCTACCGGCCCCGGCATCTGGCCGCCGCCGAGCGCACCGAAAAAAGGATTAGTCATCGTCCTCGTCCTCCTCAACCTTGCGCTTCTTCTTGCCCTTTATTTCGCCCACAAGCGCCGCCAGACGGTCGAACTCCTCGCGGGTGACAAATTCCACGCCCGGCTTTTGCGGTACGTTAGGAGCCGTTTCTGCGCGCTCCACAAGGTCATAAATCTTGAGCGTCGGCTTTCCGCTCGCGTCGGACTGCTTGAGATATACAGTCGGCGCGGAGCTGTCCCACAGCGCAACGGCAGAGTTGGGCGCGATGAGATAACCTCTCGCCTCCTGCTCACCGTTGACCCACTGCACACCGCCCTGCGCGATGGGGTTCTGTTGCACTGGCTGCGACATAGGTTGCTGCATGGGCTGCATCATCTGCTGCTGCCGCATCTGCATGAGGTTGTCCGGCATTGGCTGCGGATAATAGGGATTGAAATAGGGATATGCCATGTTCATTCCTCCGTTTCTTTTACCCAGTAATAAAGTGGGATTTCTTTCTCGCTGTTCCAGCTGTCAAAAATTGTCCCGTCCTCCACGCAGACCACATGACCGGAGAGCGCGAGGATATAAGTCCCGCGCGGGTGCTCATCGGCAAACTTACCAACCGTGTAGCAGTCGGGGCAAGTGTCCGGCATGATATAGCGCCGATACCCAAGTGACCGCAGATAAGCGCCCCAACAGGCGTTTGCATTGGGGAGATCGCCGTCTAAGTATCCTCGTATGCACAGCGACAAATAGACCTCGCCCCAATCCTTGCCGGTCGCCTTGCAGATTGCGCGCACGGTGCAGTCGGACACATTACGCCCAGCGGGATTTGGGTTAAAGTAGCTATACATGGAAAAGCTCTGCGAAATAGACGTAAGTGCGCAGCTCGTCAGGATCAGGGAACAGAGTCAAAATGTCCAACGCCATTTGCTCGGTAAATCCCAAAGCTAAAAGTCGGTCGTACATCGCCGCACCTCCTTTGTTGTGTCCATAGTACAAAAAAATAGGCGCTCAAAAGCGCCCGTAAAATGCCCGTATTCTGCCGCAAAAATATTTTCAAAAACTTCGATTTTGCGCTTGACATATTATACCATATATGATATATTTATATCAACAAGAGGGGCGCGGCCCAGGAGGTAAATAAAATGAACGATATCCAGATGATTATTGCCATGGCAAAAGGAGAGATCCCCACCGGCTCTGAAACGCTTGCGAAAAAGACGTTCACGACGAACGACGGGGAGTATTCCGCCACCGCATCCATCAGCGTCTTGCACGAAGTTTTTGAAGACGGGCATCTGGGTGAGATCGTAAACGGTGGTTGCGATGTCACCACCGGCGGCGGTGTTGTGTACGCCGCGCAGACTTACGCCGAAGCCATTAAGATGGCAGAGGAACTCGTGGCGCATTGGAACGACGGTGACTACAACTGGGAGCCTAAAAAGGCTCAGTGGTAAAGGAGCATTCGGCATGACGATCAAACAGTACCGCGAAGAGCTTGGCATGACGCAGGCGCAGCTCGCCGCTGCGCTGGGCGTCGCCCAGAACCACGTCTCCCGCTGGGAGTGCGGCACCGTGAGCCCGAGTGCGGACACCTTGCGAAAGATGGCGGAGATCTTCTCCTGCCGCATGGACGATATCACGCCCGCGGTCAAAAAGCTCAAGGCAAAGGATATTTTTACCCGCGAGGCCTACGAGGGACTAACTGCCGATCAGCGCCGCAGAGAGTTGAAAGTCCAGCAGGCGTGCGAATACAGCGGATGGCGCGGGTACCCAACGACCATGCACTTGCTGGTGGAACGTATCCCGGCGGAGTGGTGGGATATGTACAGTGCACAGCAGATCGGCGAAACGATGGCGCTGCTCAAAGCTGCTTATGATGCCGGCGTAGCTTTTGGGCGCGAGCACCCGGAAATGCAAGGTTGACATTTGCAACCCGGCGTGGTACATTGATGATGTCGAGTATGAGAGGCGCTCATACTCGGAGTGGCACGATCCTGCCGCCGTGGATTGAAATATGTTAAAAAGCAATTACAAAGCGGAAAAAGCACCGACTAACCGTCGGTGCTTTTCTCTTGCCCATCTGCAATTTTTGTATACGCTCTCCGCCTGATTTTTGCCAATCCGTCAACGCTGACGTGCAGCATATCCGCCACCTGTATGCAGCTTTTCTGCCGCACGTCGCACTCGATGATACACGCCGCCTCGTCGTCGGGCAGCTCAAAAGATAGGATATATGCAATGGCCCGTTTGGGGGCCATCGCGGATAACTCCGCCCGGATACGCTTGTGCTGACTGTCCATGCCCCGTGTGGGACGTTGCAGAGCGCTTGCGCGTGGCTTTCGCCGTCCGCTCCTTCCTGTGCCCGAATCGGGCACCGTTATTTTGTCGCTCTCTGGATCATCGCCACGGCTTCCTGCCGCGTGATAAGTCTCTGCGGCGCGCTGCCGTCCGTGATGCCCGCTGCCTTTGCCGCCGCCCAATCCTTCGCCGCCCACGTGGAAACGGGCTTGGTGCCGAGCTGCGCAAGGTAAGCGTCCATCATCTTGTTAAACGTTGCCTGATCCATGTAACCCTCCATTTCCGGCGGGTACTTGCCCGCCAAGATCATACTGCCGGTGTATTTGCCGTGGTCATCCCACTGGATGTGCGGCTTGTCCGGAAAGCTCTTCCAGTCGCCGCCCCACGAGAATCCGACCTGTTTGCCGATCTGACCGCAGCGGGCAAAGAACGACGCATCGTCGTACTCATGCCCCTTGACGTTTTTGCAGATGTCGAACGCCAGCCCAGCCTTGACGCCGTGGAACGTCGGGCGCGTTGCAGTCTTTGCCGCGTAGCCGTTCGCGGCAAGATAGCGCTGGTACTCGTCATCCCTGACCGTCTCCGTCACCAGTACGGGCAGCCCCGCCTCCTTGCAGAGGTCGAGGAAGATGACGCAGTTTGCCCGCACGTCGGCGCGCAGGTCGGCAATGTCCCTACTGTGATACATTGCCGTGCTCCTTTTTGTAGTTGGCGCTGGACACACCGATGAGCGCGCCGATAAACAGCGCGACCGCGCTGATGGTGGTCGTGACCTGCTCTACATACCCCCAGCCCCACACGCCCGCGAGGGCGGCGTAAAGGCCGGAACAGGCGGGCAGTACGATCAGCACCAGCCACTTGAGCACATCGTACACCTTGTTACTCATTTCAAATTTCATTTTTCTTCTCCTTTCGTTTTCCAACGATAATTTCTACCAGTGTCAGAAGCCCGGTAAAGGCTTCGATGATGCCGCCCGTACCCAGCAGGTACGGGAAAATGTTGTCCCACTGCCAGCCCTTGATGCTGTAAAAGATGACCGTGTAGATCACAAAAGCGGCGATGAAAATGCCAACGATAATCAAAATGATGTTTCTCGTTCGCAATTTCGATGCCTTTTTGATAAGGCGCTTCATCCGACCGCCCCACTCAGCAGCCACGCGATAAACGCGCCCGCCAGCGCCGCGAGAGCCTTGTCGACCAAACTGTCCCAGCGTTTCCCCGCCTTGCCCGTGATGGTCTTCACATCCTCCTTGATCTCCTTGACGTCGCCCTCCACGGTCTCCTGCTTCGTGGCCAGCACCTCGACCGACGTTACCAGCCTGTCCAGCGCGCTTTGGTGCTCCTGTAACTCGTCGATTCGGTGCGTGTTGCTCTTGCACCTCGATTCGATAAGCGCAATTGCCGCGTCGTCATAATGCTTTGCATTATCCATATCCCGCTCCCTTTCTGCGGCGTATTACACCGCCTTGAAATAGTTGCCGACAAGCTCGTGCGGCAGGTATTGCAGCGTGATCTTGCCGCCTGCCTGCTCGCCCGTGCGCTCGCAGAGGTACACCTTGCTGTCCTCGCCGTCGAGGTAGTACTTGCCGTACTCGTATTCCATACCGCGCGCGGCCGGGATGGGGTCGTCCTGCGTGCCCGCGTGCTCGGCGTCAATGACCACCCAGAGGTTCGGCGTCTTGTCCGGCGTCCAGTCGGCCTGCGAGGTATGCGCCTGACGGCACTTATACACCTTGCCGCTGTAGCTTCTGCGTTCGCCCTCGTTGTACTTGACGTGGTATGCCCATGCTGTGATGAGTTCCGGCACGCTCGCCGCCTCGCCGTCGCTCAGGCTGACCGCTGCCTGCTCGATAATGGGGCGCATCTTCACCGCGCGGGCGTATGTGACCGGCTCACCCGCAAGGGCGGTGACGGTCGCTTTGGCGTTCTCCGTCTCCGTAGGCTTGCCCATCTTGATGCTGACCGTGCCGTCGCGGTGGTCGGTGATGGCCCCGCTCAGGCTGTATTCGCTGTTGTCCCACTCGTTAACGACCTCCTCGGTCTCGCCCGTGGGCTGGCCGTCGTTGTCCAGCTTGTCCACCGTCTCGCGCTGTACGATGCTCCACGGCGTGTTGTTGGGCAGCAGTGCCGCAACCTCGGCGGCGGTCATGGTGAGTGTGATGGTCTTGGTGTCACGGTCGCCCCACGAGCGGTCTTTGGGGTTGCCGTTGATCTCTGCGGGGTATTCGGTGTTGTTAACTTTGATGTATGTTGCCATAAATAATCAGTCCTTTCTTTAGAAGCAGAAGCCGAAGGCCACGCTCATCTTCTCGCTCGCGAAGTCGGCGTCGGCGATGCCGTTGAGGCCGACAAGGCAGAACTTCTCGGAGTCGCTGTTTTTCGGAGAGCGCTCCCACCAGCCGTCATCGCTGCCGTTTCGGCGCTTCACCTTACTGTTGCCCGCCTTGTAGTAGTCGTACTGCGTTCCCTCGCCCTTATAGGAATGAGTGACGCTGCCGAAAATCTCGATCTCGCTCAGCAGGAACAGCTTGTCCGCCGTGGTTTTTGGGCGGATGCTGCTGCTCAACATTGTCCGCTTATTCACCTCCCGAATGCCGCTTTGCACCTCCGTCGGCATCTGGCTCAGAATGGCAGGCAGATGTGTGCTTCGCATGGCGCAGCTCGTCCAGCCGCTCTTGCTGGTGTTGGAGTTGTTCATCTGCTTTGTGTCCGCGTAGCAGTCGTGCAGCTGGAACGTCAGCGGTGCCTTTCCGCCCGCAGTGTAGGTGTCGTGGTTCTTGCCGATGATGTCGATCTGGTAGTCCACGCCATTGATGGTCATGGGTTTCTGGTCTGCTACCTTCCACGTTTCCGGCACTTCGTTGTTGTGACACGCCGCGATGATTTGCTCCCACGTGTTGTTGGCAAATACGGGGTCGTAGGACGGCTCAAAGTTGATGTCATATCCCGTCCCGCCGATAAGCGTCCTGCCTTTGAGGATGTTGTACACCGTGCCGTTGACGAGGCACTTCCCGCCCTTGACGGTGTAGGCCGTGCCGTTGATGAGGGTCTTGTGTGCGGTGAGGTTGATGGTGACAACGTTGCCGCTGTCGTCCACGAGGGCATTGGAGGGGAGGATGATGCAGGGGCGGATTCCGTAACTCTTTGTTACGGAATCACTATTGTAGGAATATCCGCTTACCAATCCGGCCGCATCACTATATTGCAAAGTGCTTATGGATCGGAGCCACCACTTGGTGAGGGTTCCGTTATAAGTGGCAAGGTAGGCAGAGTTATTGGTAATACTCTCTGCGAATCCGTCTAAACCCGCACCATCCGCCGGAAATATATTTCTAAAGTTGAGTTCATAACCGCTAAGAAGAAACACTTTGCAGGACAGACCGTTTGCGCCGCTCTGCACGCTTCCGCCTTTTCCACCTTTGAGATATGGAATCTTCACCTGTTTGATCGCATCACGGATGTTGGCGTCAAACAGATTCAGGAACGTGCTGTTTAAATAGGAGTGAATAGAGCTGTTTTCGTACAATAACTCAGAATTACTATTCCACTGTCTCATCTCATAGCAATCCTTCATCAGCAGCCACGTTCCGTCGCAGCTTGCGTCATACAAGCTGCTCGGCTTGCCCTGATGCACCACGAGGAATTCCTTCCGCACACCGCCGACGTTGAGGTACACGGACGAGCCGACCGCCAGTGTGCTGATCGCTTTGTTCGCCATGCTGCCCCTCCTTAGCCGTACAGCCAGTTGATGGCGTAGTTCTCGGTGGGCGTGGTCTCAGCGTTCACCAGTGTCTGCTTGACAATGTTGCCGGATGCAATGTAGTCGCTTCCGCGCGTCGCCGCCACCAACCCGCCCGAGCCGTTGCCCTTGATAAGAGAGGTGGTGGATGGGACAGACGGGATAACTGTCGTGTCTGGAAGTGCGCCTACTTCAGAGGCTGTATAACTCGGCTTTGTCGCCGCCTTTGCCCACTCAGGCACGGTCGGGTCGGTTTCCTTGTAGCTTTGCAAAGCGCTGTCCGCCTTGCCGAGAGACGTCTGCACGTCGGATGCGAGGTCGGATTTAGCGACTGTGCTCTTAAAAGCCAGACTGCCGAGGTCGCTGAACCACTTTGCGATTTTGCCAAACAGCACGGAGAGCTTTTCGCCCGTAGCGATGTTTGCGCGGGCGGTCGCCGCCGTGAACGCCACCGTGACGTTACTGCCGTCGCCGGTCTTGTCCAGCTTATTGGCAAGGGCCGAGTACACGCCGCCCGACTGCACGGGGTTTGCGCTGCCCTGCGTAGGCGTTGCGTCAGTAGTTACCTTGACGTCCTTGATGGCATTGTCAATGTATGCAAAGATGTCCTGGTGCTTGTTTTGAGGGTCGTACACAGACGCCAGCATATCACCTGTACCAGCACCGGAAGCGCCTCGGCAATAGCCCGCGTCGTATGTCGTGCCATCGGAGAGGGACACGATCATGTGATAGTCCGTCTGCCGAATCGTGATGCCTGTGATGGTTGGAGCATCTGCACCGGGATTGCCGCGCGGAATGCCAAACACAAGCTTAAATACGTTGTCGACAACGCTCTTGCTTACCGTCGCGTCGGAACCGCTTGCCAGCGTGACCGCCTCGACGATCATGTTGACGATAGAGTCTCTCGCCGCTTGCGCGTCGGTTTTTGCCGTTTCTGCCGCAGACTTGGCGGAGGCAGCGTCCTCGGCGCTCTGAGCGGCCTGTGACGCTTTCTGCCCCGCAGCGGTCGAACTACCCGTCGCCGCGTCCTTTGCGCTCTCAGCGGCTTCCTGTGCCGATTCCGCCGCCGTTTTAGCGTTCTGTGCGCCGGTCTTTGCCACCTCTGCCGCGCTCTGGGCGTTGGCGGCACCAGCCTGTGCGGCCTTTGCCGCCGTCTCCGACTTCGCTGCATTGTCTGCGGCAGTCTGCGCGGCCTGTACCTTCTCGTCAACGCCGGTCGCAGATGCCGCAGCCGCCGCCGCGGAAGATGCCGCCGCCTTTGCGGACGCATCCGCCGCAGCAACCTTGTCGTCAATGCCCTGTGCAGCGGTCGCGGCCTTCGTTGCCGATGCAGCCGCCGCGTCAGCCGATGCCTTGGCAGTATCAGCATACTCCTTGACGCCCTGCACCTCCGACGCAACGGAATCCTTTGCATACTGCACGACCTGCGAGCCTTTCAGCTTTTTCGCCTCGCCGCCCTGCTCAAGCACAAACAGGTCTTCGTTCGTGATCTGTAATGCTTGCGTGAGGTCGGAAATTGCTTTATCAGCCATCAGTTACCTCACTTTCCTTGTCTGGCTTCTCTGCCGCTTTGACCTGAATTTTCAGCGCGGCAAGCTCGCGTTTGTCCTTTTCGTACTCCGCGACTTCGCGCTGCAAGATCGCATAAGCCTGCCGTAGATCTGTCTGCACGCTGCTGATTTTGCCAGCCTGAGAGGCAGCAATCAGCACTGTGTCAAGCGTCCCAAATGCTCTGTCGAGTAGTTGCATTGCCTGTTCCATCTAAACACCCCTTCTCCATCCTGAGCCTGTACCGACCCACGGAATGCCTTTGTAAAATTTCGAACCGTCCGAGCAGTAAAGGATCCCTTGCCCAAATGCGCCGCCCTGAGAGAGCCACACGCGCCCTGTCGTGTCTTCTACCCAAACGGCGTAGAGCGTATACCCCTGACCGGGCGAACTCGTTATGCCACTGTATAAAACGATACTGCCGCCCGGAGAATACACCGTGCCGGAACCGTCCGAGTTGAGCGACCAGCCCGCGAATGTATAGCCCGACCGCGACGGCTGAGTGCTGGGCAAGTATATTCTTACGTACCCTGTGTTGTTGGTCTCGCTACCGTACTGCGTGCTCGGCACGCCGCTGCCGCCGTTGGCGTTGAATGTGACGTATGCGTAATACGTTTTTGCCGGTGGCGGGGCGGTGGTAAACGTGCCGTTATCTCTGTAACCGCTATTTGCCCAGCCGCCCGTCGTGCGGTACAGCATATCCGCCGACCACGCATAGGTAACGCCGGGTTCAAGTCCCGTGATATCCAACGCCCACGTGTTATAGCCGCCGCTCGTCTGCTTAGAATCAATTGTATAGGTGGTGGCTCCAAGTATCGTGACTTGCAGCCGTCTCGCGTAATCATAATCTTCCGAGCCACCTGTGAACTCGCCTGTTAAATATGCTTTTGTGCCGTCTCTGCTGTCCGGCGTGATCGTTACACTTAAAGTTGCCATACCTTACACCAACTGCACATACAGCTGCCCCGAAGCGCCGGTTCCAGAGGGCGCGGAAGGGCCGTAGCTCGACCCACCAAGGCACAGCGCGCCAGCGAGCACGATGCGGTTGTTTTGCAGCGTGATCGCGCCGCCCGTGCCAGCCGAAAGAAACAGATTGCCCGCTGCCTGAATTTGAATGCCACCATACGTCGTTTTGATGCCGAGCCCGATGCCCGTCGTCGTGTATGCGATCTCGAGCGAACCAACTGCCGTGTTGCTGTTGGCAAGCAGTTCCACCGTCTGCCCGCGCAGCTTCTGCGCCGTGATAGAAGTGCTGTCAATGTACGTTGCGATCGCATTGTCGACCTCGCTTGCGCTCAGTCCCGCGTTGCTGTCGACGTAGGTTTTTGTCGCATAGTTCGAGCCGTCCTTGAGATCTCCGACACTGATACTGCTTGTTTGGATTTTGTCAGCCGTCAGCGTACCCTTGATATTCGCCGCATCGACGTACAGATTGTCCGTCTTGATGCTGCTGCCGTTGATCTTAGTCGAACCGCTTGCGTCCGTCACCGTTAGGCCGTCCAGCGTGGTTTTGACCTCGGTGTACTTGCCGTCGATACCCTCCACCTTGAGCAAGATTTCCTCACTCGTTTTGGTAATGAGGGAGCGCGTTTGTGCAATTTTTCGGTCAAATTCCTGTTTGATGTAACCGCCGGAAGGGTATTCATCTTCCATTTCCAATTCTCCGGGAGAGGAAATGTCAGCATAACCGCGCCCATCGTCGGCAATGCGGGAAAGTGGAGAGTACAGCCCGCCGACATTCACGCCGTCGCCAAGCTCCGCGGCGGGGTCGATGTTAGCCGCGCCAGCTTCGTATGCCTGATATCGATACCCTTTCATTCGTTGCAGTAAGGCGTTTACCATCGCTTGTGTTGCGTGAGGGCAACTTGCAGTGATCTCCATGCCGGTATCATCACCGGCAGTCAAGCTATTTTCGTCGTCAAGTAAGAGCGTCACGCGGGAAATGGGCTTATATTGGCCATTGTCGGAAAAGCTGGTCATGTCCTGACCAACAAAATACTTATCAGACAAGGATTCTCACCCCCCCGAATGTAATTGCATCGCCGTACTCGGTGATAAGGTAATTGGTTTCAGCAGGCATGGATAAAAGCGGGACAAGCAAAAGATCCCCTGCGTCTGTAATAATCCAGTTGCCGCCGTGTGCCGCAGCGATAAAGCAAAGCTCATTACGCACCGTGTAATCATTGGCGGGGTAGTCAATGGTATACGCGCTGTTCAACGCAGTTCGCTTATCCAGCGTTACCCCCATCATCTGGCAAAACAGATTTACAGCGGTAGGCATAGACATCGGGAACGTCAGAGAATTAGACGGTTCCCACACAACGTCCGCTTTACGCATTGCGTCATATGCTTCGACTTCCCAATAATCGTCGTCGCGAGAACGCTTGTTGGTAAAAAACACGCCCTTTGGAATCCATGCGGTCGCCTGAGTGCCGTTTACCAGTCTGAGATAGCGCTTGATCGTCGCGGCGCGCGGGATATTGTCTGCAATGACTGCAAGTTTTAACGTCGCGCAACAGGCATTGCCAATCCCGAACTCCTCAAACAACTGCGATTCAACGGAGTGGGAAACTTCTGCATCTTTTCCGTACTCTACGTCGTTGATGACAAATTTGAATTCGCGCTCCGTCCCGGGCTTGTGGAGCAAATCATGCCACAGCGCACTTGTTGTCTGCCCCATGTTACACCTCGATTAAATTAAACGTCGCGCCGCCCCACACCTCGTTATCATCGGCCGCTTCTTCAAGCGTGCATTCCATCGACGAGCAATAAAATGTGCTTGTGCGCACACCATGCAAGTCAAGATACTTTACGGTGCAGGTCGTTTTGTTGAGGTCGTCATCAAGCTTTGCCAACATATCCCGCGGGATGGAGCGTGTCGTATAGCTCAGCTTCCGTTTTGTGGTGATCTTGTCGCGCCGCATTTTGCCGTCTTTGGTACGGGTGGTCTTGTCGCTGTCAAGGTCGTTTCTGCTCCACCCGTACCCCTTAGTTGCGATTATGGACGAGTAGTCCGTTCCGTTGATAATAAGGACTTCCATGTTTGCCCCTCCTTAGTACAGCAGCACGGGCTTACCCGCTGCGCGCGTCATGTTGTTGATGTTCTTCACGGTGCTGCGTGCAATCTCCTTACCGTCAAGCTGGATAACAACAGTGGTTGCACCGCCGCCGGATTCCGACATAGCCTGCTTAAATGCTTCGACCATTGTTGCAAGCGGCGTTTCGATGTTTGTCCCGCTCTTCTGGTCGCCCAGCACGGCAAGAAATTCCTTGTTGGGCGGGATAACCGCGCCGGTCGCAAGCGGGATCGCCGCAGTGTTAATGGATGGCATAGCAGCGCGGAATCCGCCGCTCCTTGTAGAGCCAAACCCCCCGCCGCGGGAAGAATTGGATGCTGCAATTGAATTCTGCGCCTCAATAAATTTCCCTCTAAACCAACTGACAGCGTTTGCGACCCATGATTTAACGGTTTCCCATGCAGACTTAATGCCAGTTAGAAATCCGTTTATGATTGTTTTGCCGACCTCTTTCCAGTGTGAAAGTGAAAGCTTATTTGCGACGGTAGAATTCCACCAGCTTGTAATATCTCCCCAGACTTCTTTAATTTTGCTCAAAATTGCATCCCAATTGAGGGCCGCAGCGGATACGAGAGAAGCTCCACCGGCAATCATCAGCCCAAAGGCCAACGGCCATGCGGCAGGGCAGAAAATTGCAAGAATAATACCGAGTGCAAGCAAACTTTTAGCTGCAAACAAAAGGATATCCGTTAACTTCTGTTTTACGTTGCTATTCATTTCATCCCAGTTGAGGGCAACTGCCGTCGCAAGAGACGCCGCACCGATGATGATGAGTGCAATGCCAAGCGGGATATTCGCGCCAGAGAAGCACAACGCAACACCGATTGCAAGCGCAAATGTACCAATCAAGACGAGCATGTTGGTAAGTGTTTCTTTTGTCTTGTCGTACATTGCATTCCAATTGATAGCAACTGCTGTCGCAATCATTGCCGCCCCCACCGCCATAAGTCCGATACCGAGAGGAATGTTTGCACCGGAGAAGCAAAGAATTGCACCAATCACAAGCGCCGCAGTCCCTAAAATAAGCAAAACATTTGTTATTGCGGCTCTCAACTGGTCGCTCATCGAATTCCAGTTAAGGGCGATTAAGGAAACAAGGCTAATTGCTCCTGCCGCCATAAGCGCAATACCGAGAGGAATGTTTGCACCGGAGAAGCAAAGAATTGCGCCGAGAGCAAGCAATGCGCCACTTAAATACGCTGTAATTTCATCAATTTTTGCTTTGTATGCGTCGCTCGTAAACTGATCAAACACGGGGGATAAGCGGTCTGCGAGAGCGGATGCCGCGCCGCCTCCGCCGCCCTTATCGGTTGATAATTGATTGATCTCGTCAAAGCTTGCCAGCGAACTAACGGTGCTCTTCGCCGCAGAGCCGACACTTTCAATTGCATTGGCTTCCTCGTACATACTCTTTGCAGCCGCCGCCGATTTTTTTGTAGTTGTCCCGAAAATCATTGAAACAACATTTGCAATCGCGCTCACAACGTTTGTGAGGATCCTTACCAATGCCGTAAATGCCGGAATAATTACATTGAGCAAAGGCTGCACGAGAGTTAACAATGCGCCCTTTAATTGACCTATCGCCGCCGCTGCATCATCGTTAGCCTGAATGGTTTTCCAGAGATAATTTCTGAGGACAGATAGCGCTTTTGCAATCATCGTAAACACGAATGCGCGAAGGGCAAGTTTCTTAACTCTATTTGCGAATTTATCCATATATGCTTCTGCGCGTTTGGTTGCTACGGACATTGCGTTAGTATTAGTCCCAGCCGCAGAGATTTGTGCCGAAAGCTCACCGGCTTTTTCTTTCGCACGATCAAGGCTCGCGTTGTTCGCATTTATGTACGAATCCGCCTTTTCGATTTTTGCATTTACGGAATTCCACTCTTTTTGAAGCCCATTTACATATTGTGATTGTTCTTTAACTGCGCCTGACGTATAAAACGAATCTCCGCGCTGCATCTGGTCAAGCTTTGCTTTTGCGGCATCGAGTTCTGCGCCAAGCTGCTTTGACTGTTCAAGCAACGGCATTCTTTCTTGCTGTTTTTTATAGATTTTATCGTTGAGCGAATCGATCTTATTTACAAGCTTGTTAAGTTCTTTCTGCGCTTGTTTATCGTCCGCGTCTACAGTAATGACAATGGATCCATCTGCATTCGCCACATGACCACCTCCTATTATTGTTGACTAAATTCTTTTATCGATATATAGTAGCGGGGAAGGGAGGGATTTCAGTGAAAACACTGAAAAAAATACTTTTTTTCTTTTTGGGATGGTTTTGCAGCACAATTGTTCTTCTTCTGTCGGAAGATATTTTCCCAAAAGGACCAGACGGGAAGGTTGGGACGTTCGGGTCTTTGGTCATCGTCTTTTTGCCTATCATCATTGGGGTTCTTTTTGTTATTCGCGTTTATCCGAATATAGAAAAATCAAAATCTCAACAAGCGCCATCCCCCAATCGAATTACTAAACTAAAATTGCAGTTAGTTTCAGGGCTTGATCTGCCAAGCGGTTCTATTTGTGCCGCGTCACTTTCTAATGATTTAATTGAATTCTCTGCAAGCGGACAAACGTTTTCGCTTCCAACAGATAAGCTTATCGACGTATCTGTGATGACCCCGCAAGAAATCCAAACGCAATATGTTTCCAGCGTTGGCGGAGCAGTTGCCGGAGCTATTTTTTTAGGGCCTCTGGGCGCAGCTCTCGGCGGGTCTGCCAAGAAAAAGACAATGAAAAACAAGAAACGCTTTTTGGTAATCACTTACTTTTCTGGCGAAACAAAATACATCGTCTTTGACGTAACGGTTCGCCCGCAAGATGGTAAAATGGTTGAATCCCGATATAAGTCTTTGAAAAAGGCCGATAAAATCATGGTTGATCTGTAAGAATGCCAGCCCTCTATGGGCTGGTTTCTTTTTTCCCTAACCACATATCAATTGTTCTATTTTCTTCGACCGTTCGATGCTCTGGGAGGTCAATGATATCTCGATTCCTCCGGTAAAACTCTCTGTCGGATTTGTCGAGCGCTTTTCCTCTTGCTTGCAAATCCCTAATTCGGATCACCTGGGAGAATAAGCAGTCCCCAATTTCCATATATGCACTAAGAAATGTCCACCAATGGACGCCGCCGGTGTTGGCTTCTGGGTCGTATTCCATTGCTCGAATTTCATAACCAAGAATTCGGTTTACTGGCGATACGACAAGAGAAAAATCTTTTCCCCAATCAACAAGTTTGGGCTGCTTCTTGCCGTTGTCGGCATTCTGCCCGCCATTAGCAAACCAATAGAATTTCTCTATCGCTTCGTCATAATCAGGCAATGCGTCAAAATCCATGTAAAAACGATTGAGGACAACATAAGCGCGTTCTTCATCATCTAAGGCGTCATCATTCAGCGCATCAAAGATATCCAACATTACGCGATAATCGTAGCGGATATCAAACCATTCGCCTTTGATTTCAACCTTTTTGGGAAGCCCGTACTCCATGCTGCAATACCGCCTTTAATGGTTTTTATTTCGATCCAGATACTTTTTAATGCGCGGGTTGGTGAATTTCTGTTCTCTGGAAAACGACGTGTCGATCTCATCCATAATGGCAAGCATAAGATTGCACCAAACAGGCACACCTTCCGCCATTGCGTATACATTCATGCCGCCAAACAAAGCGTCTGCGACGGGGGCATCAAAAACGCTATCGATAATTTTGCGCATTTCCGCATCGCGCTCACGAGCAAAAGCGAAAATCTGCTTTTTATCCCCCATCTTCTCGATCTGGGCCTTATATCCTTCTTGCTTTTTGTCCAGCTCTTCAAACGCGAGATAAAGCCGCTCGACAAAGTTGCTATCGGTCGGGTTAAACGACACATCGCACTTCCCGTTGATGGTATATGTTACAAGGCCGTCTCCAAAATTCAGTTCCATACTTACCTCCGAAATGAGGGCTGACAAACGCCAGCCCTCTTTGATTTAGTCCTCTGTAAACGTGACAGTGCCGCCGGAAATGGCCGCAGTGCCCGTCTTGCGCGTGCCGCCAAGCGTCACGTCGATTGGCATACCGATAAAGCCGCCACCCTCGCCGCCGAGGGAAGAGGGCTTAACCATGCAGGACGAATAGCGCTCCGCAAAAACAGCCGTATTCGCCGTACCTGCATAAGCGTGGACGATCAGCACGTCCTGATTTGCCAGCGCCGCCGCGTTCTGCTCCTTGACCGCGAGATTCCACACCTTGACGATGGCAGGGTCGCCAGCATCGAGATTGGACGGGTCAAAGGTCTGCGTGATAATGGGTTTCTTCATGGTCGTGCGCGTCGTGCCGAGAATGTCTTTCGAAGAATCCTCCTGCCAGTCATATTCCATGCTGGAATCCGTGACGCGCGTACCGAGGGGCGACCACGTGGGCGTGCCAGCTTCGCCCGTATTCAGATACGCGATTAGAAGTTCGCGGTCTACGGTCTGGCCTGCCGTGGTGTTAAAGGTCGTATCAGCCATTTTTAATCACCTCGTAGTTCATTTTCATAAGGATTTGGTGATCCTCGTCGCCGTTTTCATACACGGCGAAAAGAGAGGATCGCGTTGTCGGCTCAATGCGAATGACGCGGCGGCCGTCGCCAATGTCAGGTGGCGTTTCGCTTGCTGCCCAATCGCCCAAGGCGTTAAGTAGCTCGTCAGCTTTAAGCCGTTTGTCGTTACTGTTCCCGGGTTTCATGCGGTAGATAACCTTGAACTGGTATTCCGCCTGATACCCGCCGAGAATGTATTTCTTGACGATATACGCCGCCTGAATCGTAGACAGCGCCATTGCCGGAGTATCAGCGGGAAGAAATTCGAATCGAATCAAATCAACCGGCTTATCCGGGAACGTGTTTAACCACGCAAGCAGCTTGCGGGAGACCTGATCTTCCTCCGCCGCCGAAACCGTCTTTTTAACCTGTTCCAAATTTCTTCACCGCCTTATCTGCTACGCGCACCCATTTATCAAGGTTTTGCGCCTTAGATGCTTCAAACCAATGCGCCTGCGCTTGCGGATGCATCGCCTTGTTGAATACTAAGTTTCGGTCTGTGACCACTTTCGTTCCGCCCTTCGGCGCGTATGTGCTGCCGGTGTTTGGGTCAACCATTACTTTTCCGTAATACAGAAAACGGGCATACGGACCGGGATAAACGATGACACTTCCGCCGGATGGTCCATAATCGCCAGCGGTATATCCCTCAATTCGCGTCCTGTTTGCCAAACTACCGGTTAACGCGGGAACAAACGGGTCTGTATCTGCCCGTATTTGTTGAGCAAGAATGTGTTCAGCCTTGCTGCAACCTTGCGACAGCTTTTCCCTGAGCGCGTCCATGCCCTCGGTATGCACCGTGAATTTCAGCGCCATATCAGGCCCCTCCGCACTCGAAATGCTGCATATCGGTGCTACCGTAGTCCATTGCATCAACCTTCGTCACGTTGTAGCAATCGTCATGGCTCAGAACGACAGTCATGTTGTCCGACACGAATTCGCCCTTTACAAAGCACGTCATGCCGCCGTTACCTTTGTATGAGAGCGTCCATAGGTTAGACTTGTCCGCCGCTTTGAAAAACGATTGCGGGCCGATGTAGTTTTTCGGTTTACCTGTTACCCCGTCCACCGCTTTCACGGAGAACGGGATATACAGATTTACAGCGTCAGCACCTTCAAGGCCGCTTTCACGCACGTTCACGCCTTTAGACGCTTGGAGCATCACACCGCGCAATATCGTGGTGTAGACCTTTTCGACCTCATCAAGAGTTGTCGGGTCGATCTCCTGCACGATGTTGTAGATCGTTACAGTGTGGGGAGCGTACATCTACGATCACCTCCGCGATATAGCAGCCCAGTATGTGCAAGGTATTCCATGCACGTTTCTGCCAGAAGTTTCTTTGTCCCGTCCGTCGCATTGAGGGCAGACAAAGCAGATTCCCCGCCTGTTGCAAGTGTTCTGGAGTAACTGCCTACCGTTTCGCTTTTTACTTCCGCATCATTTGCCGCGGCATTGGCAAGATTTTTCATCGCCAGCGCCTGCGCCGCCTCGATGACCGCATACTTGTCAACCAGCGCACAGCAGCACATCTTTACCGCATCCAGGTCAGCGTTGTCTTGTGCTCTGTTGCGCGTGTAGTAGTCGAGGAAGGAGCTGGCGCGGACAACAAGACGCGGGAAGTCATTTTCACTCACAGCGCCCATATAGGTACCGGTGTAATATGTATAATCAGCGTATGTCATACGGGCCAGCTCCTTTCAGATTAGGAAACGGTAACAGTTGCAGTGCCGGTCTTCGTGCTGTCCTGCTTGGACTTGGCCGTAACGGTGATACTGGGCTTAGTCTCAGCGGAGTCGATAGTCAACAAGCCGTCTTCGCTGATCTTGGACTTCGTGCCATTCTGGCTCCACTCGACCTCGCCGTTGATAATGCCCTCGCCGGTAACAGCAGCCGTAAACGACTTGCTGTCGCCCTTTGCCATCGTCGCGGTAGCGGGCGAGACGGTAACAGCAGAGATGTCGCCGCCCTTGCCGTAAACAGAGAACGGGAACGGATTTGCCTTTTCCGCGTTGTAGGCGTTGATGGGGTTCGCGATCTCCCAGCCGAGACGCATGACTGCGCGTAGCGCCACCATGTCGTTCTGCATGAGGTTGTAAGTGATAGCCTTCGTGGTGGGGTCCTGAATAACGCCCTCGGTGAAGATCTTGAAGGTCATGTCCTGACGAATGGCATAGACAAGTTGGCTCCAATCGCCGACGATCATCTGAGCCTGTGCGGGGTCAAACGCGCCGTTCATGGGGAAGTACATATCCATGCCGTCAAGGCCGTAACGGGTAGCGCCCTGCATATCGGACTTGAAGATGGGCTGGCCGGTGGTGTCCTTCAGGCCGCGCAGCTTACCGCGCATCTGGATGGCGGACATGACGCCGTTGGGGTTAAAGCCGTCCAGCTCAACCTTGGAGATCAGGCCATTCTCGCCCATGATGTCGTCAAACACGCTGGTGCCGACGGGCACACCGTTACCGGCAGCGATAGCAGCAGGCACAACGCCAGTGCGCCAAGTGCTGGGTTTGTTGGTGCCGAACAGAATAGCCGCGTCAATGACCTTGCCGAAAGCCTCGGTCAGACGGGGCTTGACCTCGCCCCAAATGTCATAGTCCGCATCATCGAGAGCGGCCTCGGGAATGGGGACGATAACCGCGATTTCCTCGGCGTACAGTTTCTTCTTGTCCCACGCCATCTTCGTGGTCTGCTTGAATGCCTCGCCCGCGCCGTTGTCGGTAGCTTCGCCGTTGACAAAATACGCGGAGGGAAGTGCATCAAGCACGTTGATGGTCTGCGTCTTGCTGGACATATTTGCCAGACGACGGCCCATGCGCAGGACAGCGGATTCCGCGATAGCGCCCTGCATGATCTCGCGGGTTACGGGTTCCGGAATAAGTCCGGAAAGTGCGGAACGATCAATAGTTGCCATGTTGTAATCTCCTTTTCGTTACTTGAGTGCGCCGCGGATCAGATTGTTCATCGCGGCATTATTTGCATTCGGTTTGTCGCCGCCGCCCGCAGGAGCCGTCCAGTCAAACTTGACTTTCTGACGATTTTCCGTGAGCTTATCAACGGCCTGCTCAAAAGTGGTCTCGTCGTCCACCATCCTGAGGGCCTTAAACGCGATAAACTCTGCATCATCGCCAGTCAGGCCTTTGGAAAGCACGTACTTGTCACGCTTGACCTGTTCAAGCTCAGACTGTGCAGCGGATAAAGCGCTCTTGCTGTCTGCAAGCTCCTTATCGCGTTTTGCCTGTCGCTCCTGTTCGGTCTGCTGCCCGTCTTTCCACGTGCGGTATGCGGTGATTTCTTCTTCGCTGGGGTACTTCTTCCGTTCTCTGTCAAGCCTCGCCTGAATCATCTTGTCAACGTCAGCCTGAGTGAACGTCTTTTCCTGCTCTTGCGCAGTCGTTCCCGTGCTCTGCACGGTGGTTTCTTCTGCCATAAAAATCTCCTTGTTTAACGACCTGTCGGTCAGTGTTGATAAAACAAAAGAGCCAACTTGTAAGCGTTCCTTACAAGTTGGCTCCTATTGCCCTTTCCCGCGCCTAATTACGCGGAAGTGTATTTGATTGTCTTTTTGACCTCCAAGACGATATACCCATCGCCTTTTCGTCGTATCTCTGCATCGTTGCCGCGCTTTAGAATGGCTTGCACGGTTTTGATGGCTTCGTCAAAGTTCAATACAGCACCTTCATCCTTTCCCGCTGCTCCGGTAGCCCCGCCGCCTCGCTGAACGCCTTGTATTTGGTGCTCAAGCGGTGCAGGCGTGTATTTAATGCCATCGCATCTCCCTTCAATCCTGCGGCCCTATAAGCGGCTTTCTCGCGCTTTAGCTTCCGCACTTCTCGTTCAACGCGCCGTTGCATCTGCGCCGCTTCGTATGCGGTGTAGGTTTTTCCATCAAAGGTGCAGCCAAGCCCATCGTCGATATGCTCAAGCTGTTTGTCGGTATAGGTGCGCTCTGACACACCCTCTACCCACGGGAACCGCCTGTGCCGACAGTTGGCTCCTTCCAGCCCATCGACAGCGCCAAGACCGCAGACCTCGTAGATGTTCGGGTAAATATCGCCCGCGCGGATGCTGTATACTTTGCCTTGCCAATCTTTATGGCTCGACCACGGTGACGGCCCCGGCTTATCGCGAGCGCCCGCATGAGCGGAAACCTCGAAATATGGCGTTCCCAGCCATTCGGCGGACTGCTCCGTATACTTGGCGCAAATCTGATTCACGCCCGTCATAACTGCCGTTCTGACGGCTGAATCTATCTGCCGATGTACGCCGCTCTCATAGTCAACGACTTTCAACCCGCTTTGCGCCAACTGACGCACCGCCGATTTGATAGCCTGATTGTAGCTGATAGCGCCGCTCTGGATTTGCATTGTGGCATTGTCTAAAGCCCATTGATAGACACGTGCGGGCGGTAGCATCGTCCGTCCAGCGTCCACCAGAAAGCCCATAGATGCGGTAAGATTGCGAAATGTGTCAACAGTCTGCCGCCGTATCGCGTCCGCCGTGGCAGCGTCCACAAGCGATTCCGGCTGCGTTACATGGGCGAGGTCTATGAGGTCGGTGTAATACTTCTGGTTTCGTTCTACCACATCGTCCAGCAGCTCTTTTAGTTTCTTTTCGCTGACGTCCGCTGTCTTCTGGATGGCCCTTTTGATCTTCTTGAGGTCGATGCCGTGTGACCGCAGCGCCCGGATTGCCTGAACAGTCACTTCGTTCAGCTGATCTTTCAGCGCAAGTCGGCTGCATATCTCATCGAGGAGCGTATCTTCAAGAGACCGGAACAGCTCCGCCAGTTCTTCCGGGAGAGCATCCAGTAGTTCAGGAGTAAAAGGATACTTTTTCACGCCTTTTTCTTCTTCCACTTAAAGGAATATTTAACGCCAGCGGCCTTTGCAAACTTGGCGTATGCGTTATTTGTCGCTTCCGTTTGTGCTCTTCTGCTTGCTTCTCTGGCTTCCTGCACGCTTTTATACTTTCCCGCCTTATAATCAGCCGATACCTTACTCGCTGCTTCTCTTACGGCGCGGCGCACGGCATTGTGATTATATGCGAGTGTTTCATAAAATCCCTTGTTGTGTGGTCCTGATAATGTAAACGTTGCATCCCGGCTTTCAATTATGATTGCTTTTGCTCCTGATTTTTGCCATGTTTCAATATCTTTCAGGGACGGGACAGGGAGAACACCCTCCGGGTGGTTGTGTAAAACAATATTCCCTTTATAGTCGGCATCTCCGTATCCTGTATGTTGAGCTGTTCCTTGCTCTTTGTAGAGCAAATCGCCCGATGGAGAGAACACAAAAAGCTGTTCTTTTTTCAGATTGGCGATTTTTGATCGGGTAGCATTTATTGATGAAAATCCAAAGCTCCCGCTTCCTCCGCGTCCGCCCATTTTGCTTTCCTCCGTTTCACAATTTCGTCATAGTGCGGCTGCACCCTAATTACATTCCAGTCGCATTCCTCCGGCACTCTTCCATAGAATATCACCCATTCCGGCGCCAGCCGTTTCATCATTTCTTCGTAGCCACGAAGGAACAGGCGCTTACTTTCTTTGTTCTGCTGTGTTCCCACTGAACTGACAGCCACAACACCGCCAACAGGATCACCATCAAAGCACCAATCGTAACTGCTCTCATCGCTCCATGAGATTGAGGGATAGACCGTCATGCCATGCATTTGCCAGTATGCCGCCAACCAGTGCTTGCGATAGTGGTTATATATCTGCATCGCAAGCGGCATATCCGTGTAGGTGGAGAAATCAGGCGCGCACACCGCCGCAAACTGCGACAATTTCGAAATGTACTTGTCCGGCGTGTTCCAGTATCGAATGAATTGATAATCGTCAACGAAGAAGTGCACAATCTTGCTCGCCGGGTCTTTCGCCGTGTAATGGTAATTTACGGGGATAAACTCGCCCTGCGGGTACGCCTTGACCGGCTCGATTTGTGGAATATCGTACTTACCCACGCCGGGGAATGTGAACTTGTCGAGATTTTCAAAGTTAAGCATAACTCTTCACGCTCATTCCACTGCTTGCACTGTGACCACACATTATCTTCTCTTCTTTTTCTTTTCCATTCCTCTGCCAAAGAACGAATTCACAGCGCCTTGCAAATTGTTTTGTGCCCGCTTATATGTGGAAGATGTAATTTCACGTTGTTCCCTATTGGGGTTATAATGCTCTCTAAAATACCGTTTTGCGTAATCTTCTGCGCTTTTTTCTCTATTATTGTTTTTCGGTGTCTTTTTCTCGGTAAGGGCTCTAATCATTTTATTGGTCAAAGTGTCCATTTGTTTTTGCGTAATATCATAATTCCGCATAAATGCCTCTTTGCCGATTGCCTCTTTCACGCTTTCAACAAATGTGGGGGATTTGAGCAATTTTTCAGCTCCCAAGTATGCGTTAGACTTTGCGCTTTCCCAAAATTCGCTGCGTTCTACAGCAGATCGTACAACTCCAATGCCGCCACCGGCTCCACCTCTACCGCCCATCACTCTACCTCCGTTTCTTCTTCGGTTGTCATGTCCTGCATCTTCGGCAGCGCCGCCTTTGCGGTCGCCTCGTCCTCGTTAAACCAGCGCATACGAGCTTCCCAATCATTCATAATACCGTCAGAAAGCATTCGCTCGTCCTTGTTAAACTCGGCGTCTTTGTCCACAAAGATGCTATCGTCAAAATCAATACTAATTTCAACGTCCTCGTTAAGCCCCGCTTTCATCGCGGTATTGCCCAATCTAAGAAGAATCCGGCAAAGCTCAATTAGAACTTGCTCCAAAATAATCTGATGTTTTCCTCTGGTCCTCGCTAGTTCGCTTTGCGTACTAACTACCTGCGTCGCAGTTGCCATTACCGCTTGATTAAACTGATAGTAATTTGTCCCGAACCCGCATTTGCTTGCTAGAATATTAAGCTGGTCTTGCAAACCGATATTCAGCTGCTCAGTTCTGAGCGTCGGGGAAATCGTATCTACGACGTTTCCTTGCTGCGTATCCTCTGGAAGCAGATAGAAACGCCGGTCATGGTCATCAAGCGTCGGTTCACCGTCTTCCCACCTTGTGGCGGGAATTTTGACCATCATCATCATCGGGCCGTTTTCGAACTCGTTGACGTAGCAGTCATAGGCACAGTCAACGCCGCGCAGAACGTCGATTGCATTTGCATACACAGGGATACCAACCGGAAGCAGGTAGTCAAGATTGTTTGCGATGTTCGGTCTGTCGATGACGAACTGCCGTTTGTCGCTTCCCGTATGTACCACAGGGGGGATTCGCTCAAAGCCTGGAACATCGGCCAAAAGCGCATATGCAAGCGTTTCGTTTTCGTATCGGTAAATGCTGTTCTCGATGACGTAAAGTCCGTTTTCGTCTTTCCGGTGAATCTGCAAATACAGATAATTCTTTCCGGCTCGTGTGACCACACTGTCGAACGCGCATTCTGTGATGAATCCATTCTGCCAAGCCAGCGGAAAGATGTGCTCAATCGTCACATAGTCCAGCTCGATGCCAGAAACATCACCCGGCACAATCTCGCCGCTTTCGTTGACGGCCTGCCCAACCACACGCGGAATGTACGCAACAGTTCCGAGCGCTGACTTCATTTCCTGCATTTCGTTTGCCTTGACCGTGAAGTTGTTCGCCGTCAAAACCCTGTCAATAAACTCTTGCTCCTTCTGGCCCTCAAGCGTGATCTGGACTTTCTCATTCATCAAGAGGTCTGCCCAGTCCTCGCAAACCTTTTTCGCCATACCGAGGCTTGCACGGTTGCACTTTGTCCACTTATGCCCGTTATATCGCCGGTATTGATGGAAACCATTGACTTTGCCGACGTACCACGACTTCCAAAGGGACACGGATGTATAGAATTCCTCTGGGATTGTCGTATAGCCAAGTTCTTTTAACTTTTGGATAACTGCATTGCTCATGCAATAACTCCCATTCTGCGGCTGACAGGCTCTAACGCATATCTCGTCGCGTCAATCAAGTGGTTGTTCGCGTCGGGGTAGCCGCTGATAATGTCGCCGTCTTTGTTTCTTTCGTATTCGTATCCCACGAACTCATTGTAAGCGTGCGGTGTGCGCCGCCTGTCAATGACAATTGTTCTCCGCTGCAAGAACTTCATTCCGTATTCGACCGAGCCGGGTCCTTTGACCGCTTCATACGCAGGAAGCCCCATTGCGCGAAGGTCTGCAACGCTTTTCGGCTCGGAGCTGTCGCAGATCGTTCTAACATTGTTATATCCGCGCTGCTTAATCATGGTCGCGCTTTGCTCGTTGGATAATTTGTTTTGATAAATCTCATCCAACAGATAGATGGTCTCTCGCGCTCGATCATAATGCAGCCGGATAAAAGCGAACGGATCTGGGAACCAGCCAAAGTCCACTCCCTGATAGATGCGGTCGAAACTTTTGCCTTCTTCATCTGTGATCTCCCGCAATTCCAGCTTATCGAACACATTGCCGCCAGTTCCTACCGGAATACCGAGATACTCATGCTGATATGCTCGCTCGTCTGTTTCTTTCAGGTGTTCCGCTTCTGCAAGAAACTGTTCTCCCAACCACTCGGGCGGTGCTTGCAGATACGTTGACTTGTGGCACAGGCGGTCTGCGCGTTCCTCCATGCTGTCTTTGTTCGCCCAGTTGTCGCGCGAAATTGGCGGGTTATAGCTCTCAAAATTCCAAAACACCGAGCCGCCGCGCATGGTCGACTGCAAAATGTTTCGGATTTCCGCGCGTCCGGCAAACTGATCTTTTTCCTCAAAGTGCGTTACGGCGATGTAGCCAAACGGCACCTTGATGGACTTGATCTTCATGGGATCGTCAGCGCCCCGGAACATGATCTTCTGTCCTGTTGGCTTGTAGATCAGTTCCATCGGGGAGACTTTGGCTTCCCAATACGCCGCCATGCCCAACTCACCGATTGCCCAAATATACTGGGCATAGACGCTATCGCGGATCGTGTTTGCCACCTTGCGCAGCACAAGCGCGTGCGTTCCCGGATTGGCAACCAGCAGAAGCGGCACGATAATTGATACCGTAGAAGATTTCAACGAACCTCGACCGCCGCTAAAATCGTAATGCGTGTGACCATGCCGGAAAATGTCATGTGCAATGTCATAAAACGCAGGCCCGATCTTTTCTGACAAACGAATATCAGACATCGATAATCACCTTAACGACGGAATCGGTGCTGGAATTGTCTTGTTTATCAAACACTCCTGTATGCTTTGCAAGCATCTCAAGCGCCTTTAGCTTGTTCGCATATTTCAGATCGCTTTCTGTGCAATCAGACGCAGGCTTGTCCGCGATTTCTTTTAGCTTTTCAATCACATAGTCCTGCGTTACTTCCGTCCGCTTCTGCCTTTCCGCCTTTGCTTTTTGGATGGCAGCTGAAACGTTACTATTCGTAACCAACTGCCTACCTTTCTCGGCGTTCTTATACCCTGCTCTTGCGGCTGCCTGTGTGGCATTCAAATCCACAAGATATTCTTGCACAAATCGTTCTTGCTTTGCTGTTAATGCCACTCATCACCACCTCGCACTTTTATTTGCTACCAGCCCCCGCCCCTTGGCCTTACATAGCAGTCTTTACCCGCCCCGAGGGGCACATCTGGTGCGGCATTGCAGTCCTGCCCTGCTTTAGCGCTTCAGGGAAAGTCCCCGTCACTCGCTGTGGTCTCCCCTTACGGGGCACCTATGCCGTATATCTCCGCAACGAGCCGGTCGGCGCTCCGGCATCTCCAACAGCATGAGCATTTGCGTCCTCACGTCCGGGCGGAAGCTGCCTGTTCTGCCCTTCGTTGCGGTGCTGCCGTCTAAAACTGCCATCACCATGCGCAATCACGGTGACGTGCTGGAACTCCGGTAGCGTAGTTTGTGGGCATGTCCCCGCTGGGCCACATCGTCGAGAGGTGCGCGGGGTCCTGTGCCGCATGAGAGGCGCGACCTCTCGGCCCTGATCGTGGGCTGCATCGTGCGTGCGGCAAATCGCGGGGGGGCGGTGTGAAAAGATAAAAAGCACCGCGCCCCGCTATGGCGCAGGAGGCTGAACGCCATAAATGAGAGAACCGCAAAGGCTTTTACACCTCTGCGATTCTATTATCTCATAAGCAAATGGCTTTTTAAGGCCAACCTTTAATCATCAAGCAGCCCGTAATTCCGCGCGACGCACTTGATGAAATCCGTATGCCATCGTCTCGCCGTCCGGTCGGAACAGTTAACCGCCATCGCCGCACCTTCGAGTGTATGGGTCTTGTCCCAGAACACAAGGCGGATAAATTTCAAGCGCTCTTCGCCGTCTTTCATTGGCCTTGTTTCGCTCACCGCTTTTCGCACAGCGTTGTTTTCTAACAAAGACACTCCATGCAACTCCTGCTCTCGGTCGGGGGCATAGCGGCGAATAATGGCTTTTACATAGCCCCACCAACTATAACGAGGTTTACTCATGGCGCGCTACCTTTCTCTTGAACCACGCCCACAGGTTTCGCCACGGATGGGCTTCTGCGTAATTGGCGCGCTGCTCGGCGTTGTAGCGCCTGTTACGCATTACATTAAGGGCCTCTTGCTTAAAAGCGCACTCGTCGTTCGCCCGCCCAAGCACCGCCTCAGTGTCAGCGAGCTTATTTCGCAGTGCATCCGCGTCTGCTTTCAGATCCGCGATCACGTTCTCGCGGGTGATGGCTTCGCCGTTCATTTG